GTAGTCTTCTTCAACCCAACCAGTGTTTAATTTTTGAACTCGTTTTGCGTTTGTGTTAAATGTTTGATACTGCGCTTGGTATTCATTGTAGTTAGGAAAAGGTACCGGATTAGATTTAAACTTATTGTTTTCCATTTCTATATTTTCAGTTGAAGCCTTGTAAAAGAACTCACGTTGCCACGCTCCATAACGATTAACAAAGTCTATTGTATAAACTTCATATTTACATTCGCATTGAGGAATAAAATAAAACGTAGCTTGAACAATATTATCTTCTAATATTTCAAACTTATTTCCAACTGCTATCCAACCCGTCCAAACTTTTCTAACATTAACAACTGAATTATTTGAAAGATTAAACCCTTGTTGACTACCCGTACTTAAATTTGTATAACGTACAGCCCAATCTGTTGTAGTTACTACTGTAATAGTTCCAACTTGTGATATGTCGCTTTCACAATCGTAGTATAATTTATCAGGGCTTTGACTTAATAAAATATTATTACCTGCCCAATTATAAGAGTCTTCAAAATAACCGAATCCGTCAAATGCTTTATCTGTAACTGTACTTAACAATGTTTCAACTCCATCTAAAGTATAATATCTTTTATATGTAACATTGCAATATGCGTATTCATTTGTTAAGACATTTGTTCCTGATATCGTTGGACTTGACTGCGTAAAATCAAAATATTCCCTAATAAAAGGTGCTATATTGTAATACGTGATTGTGTTGTTTATACTCGGTACTTTTTTACTAAGTGAATAAGTAGGTGCTGCAGGTGCTGCTCCCGTTCCATTCCAAATAAACAATTCTAACCGCGTTGCTTCTTGAGCTGCTTCGTCTATTGTTACAATAAATGGGCTTCTTGCAAATATCATTTTTTTAAGTTTGGTTTCATTATACTGTCAAATAAATCTACTACGTCTAAACCATAGCTATCTATTAATTCATCTGGAAACTTTTTAAACGCTGCTTCAAAAGGTTTTGTAAAAAATAAACTCGGTTTTATACCCTTTTCAAATATAGAACGAGCGATAGCAAAGTTTAAACCTTTTCTTGTTTTAAATTGTCCTTTTGTGTTTCGTGGTGCAATACCTCTTTTAATAGTCCATTTGTCAAAAGCATTTGGAGGAGGCATTTTTGTTTTATAACTAAATGGTGTGTTATATTTCTTTTTGATTCCGCTAACTCCTTTATCTTGAAAGAATCCGTAATCTTCCATGTCAAAGTAAATGCCTATTGAGTTTGGAAACTGCTTTGTTTCCCCTTTAATTGAGTTATAAAGTTTTTTAGACGCGTTTTTACCGCTTGTAGTTAAGTTTCTTTTAGCTTGTGATACTACGTACTGAATAAATTTATTTAATGTTTCCTCGTAATTAGTCATCACATACCGTCATTTCGTTGCCTATTAAATAATCAAAGGTCATTGTCCAACCTGCTAAGTTATTTTCAAACCGCTCAATAAATGGTTCTAAACTTGGGTTACCGTCTATAATTCCTAAATTAGTAAAGTAATCTCCTCTAAGCAATTTATCGTAAAGACGGTTTAACATTGTTATCTGAGTGTTTAATACGTCTTGTTCATTATCGTTTCCTATAAAAATATCCGTTGTTTCGTCTTTTGATATGTCTACAATATCCATAGCAATTATTGAAATATTATAACGAATAACATTACTTTCAAACGTTGCGTTATTTACCATGATATGAGCCAAAGGGAAAATAGTTTGCTTTGCTAAATCAACTCTGAAAATATCTCCCTCCGTAACAGTGTTAACTAAGTTCGTTGCTTCCAGTTCCGTCTTTATAATATTTAAAATTCCGTAGTAACTCATATTCCTTTTTTAAATTGTCTATTTAATTCACGTTGCTCAATTTCGGTTCGTTGCTTTTCAAAAGTAAGGTAGGTAAGTGCTGTTGTAAGTCGAAGTTTTGTAACTTCGTCAAACTTTGTGATGTCTCCCTGAGCTGCTGCATATATGCTTTGATACCAGCCCCACTGTTTACTAAATTGAGTTCTTTCGCTAAAGTCATTGTTATCTCCTTGTTCTTCGCTATCTCCGTCTCCAAATAGTACAGGGTAGCCTGCAATAACTCGCTTTCTAAATTCCAAAAAAAAACCTTTGCCGCTAAAGCAATTTCTAAAGGAGCAAACTCCATTACTTCTGAATAATTAGCAGCAGACTCGTAAGACTCTATTTTATACTTGTCTCCGTGTTTTTCTACTATTGGACGATACATTACCGCCATTGCTTTGTGAAACGTCTTTATATCGCTTATATTAGCCTCTAAATCTATGTATTCACCCCAACTCATGTTTTCTAAATTAGGAATAAACCCAAACTCAACTCCTGCTAAAGTAAATCTGTTTTTAAATTCAGGCTTTGATTGAAACATTGTCGCAAAATGGTGGCTTAACGCTTCAATTTCTTTGAATGGAATTTTAACTACTTCTTTTAGTTCAATGCCACAAAAGCTTTCAATCATTTTTTCAGCTAAAAATACTTCATCATTCGTCTTTTCGGCTACTGCTAAAAACTTTTGATAGTGTTTTAAAGGTATCTCACTAAGCTTTGTTGGAACGATTAACTCTAACTTCATATTATTTAAACGTTTGATTATGTTTTTTGTAGTACACGGCAACAGCATACGCTTCTCCTAACATCATTAAATGCTTTCTTATACTTTGGGCGTCATTAAAAACTATCTTCACACGCTTACCCGTCCGAATATACACGTAATGCTCAACTTCTCGGGTTAATATCGGCGTGTCATCTGTCATTAACGTATATTATATGTGCCGTAATTTCTTTTAAGTCCTAAGGTTTCCATTTCATGATAACGTAAAGCGTCAATAGCATGGTTATTATTGTCAATAGGTTTGTTTAAACGGGTGCCTGCTTTATCTACATCCCAACAGTACGCCCTAAGTTCTTTGATTAAATTAACGCTGTTAGACGTTACTAAATATTCTTGTTGTTGCATAACATCAATTCCGTAGTTTATTGAGTCCTTACCCTTTGTAACGCCTTTTATGGTTATTCCGTACCTCTTTATTTCGTCTATTGATTTAGGCTCTGAACTATCAGCGTACACTACTACGTTCTTTGGAAGTCTTTTAGCTATATCGCTATTTAACATTCCTGTTTGATAAACTAATTCGTTGAGTATTCGTGTTCCGTTATAATTGTAAATTTCTATTGCTGAAGTAGGATCGTTTGTATAACCAAAGTCTAACCCTATTCCAATTAACTTAGCTTCAATAGGTAGTACGTCTATTTGTTTCCAGTTACTAAATATAACGCCTTCTAACATTCCTATTTCTCCTAATCCATAAACACGCCACCAATTAGCCCAATAACTACTTGTTTCAGCTTTTAAGCGATTCTTTTCTATTTGTTCAACTATTGATTTGTCTAAAGCTTCGTTATCCTTGTAAGTAAGTATTATAAACTCTGAGTCGGGTTCGTCTTTTAGTTCCGTATGCACCCAAAATTCGTTAGCAGGGTTAAAGTCTAAATAAACAGCTTTCTTTGTACGTATTGCTAACTCGTTGTAAGATTCAAAGGTTATGTTATTACATTCGTTTATATAAAGCACGTCACGTCTTGCACCCCTTAATTTACTTGAGTCGTCGGCACTAAAAAATTCAAAACTTGACCCGTTTAAAAATTGATACGTTAAAAGTGATTTGTTAAATTGTGCTTCGTGCCATTTATTCATCCACTTCATTATTTTAATAAAGTCTTTTAACGCCCCTCGCCTTAAGTGAGGTATTGATTCCGCTACTATGCTTATTTCAATTTCAGGAACTGCAGAAGCACGGGCAATTAACACGGCTAAAATTCCGTACGTTTTCGCTGCCGACGTGCCACCTTGTACAATACGAACCCGCTTTTTTAACTTAAGTATTTTATTCGTCGAAGTCGTCCGCTGAAACATCGGGGAAGATTGGTTGTTCTACTATTGTTTGTTCTATTTGTTGAAGTGGCGCACCGTAACCGCTATCCATTAATGCTTTATATGCTGCAACATCTCCCTCACGTGCCTTTTTAATTAAAGCCAAAGTCATTAAATCTTCTTGGCTCATTGTTTCGCTTTCACCAGTTAAAGGGTTCTTTAAGTTTTGATTAACTTCTAACCAATACTTTGCTATTGTGCTTCTGTTCTTTGCGCCTTTTGGTCTGCCATTAGGGTTTCCTGATTCGCCTTTTTCCCAACGTGGTTCTATTTGTCCTTTACCTGCCATTGTACGTTGTTTATTCGTTGTTTATTTAAACCATTGATTGTATATTTCAGTTGCTACCTGTGCTGTCATTACAGGAGGAACTGACATACCAATTAAATATTTTGGCTCAATCTTTTTAAAGTTGTAATCAAGTGGATATGTCCCTATCTGACAAACTTCATTTTTTGTTGTTTTTCTTGGAATATCAAATAAGATATTATTATCTCCTGCCGTTACAGTATTACAAACTTTATCCTTATATAACAGTTTAGTTGTAAATGAATTTTGTTTATTACCTAACCTCACATTAATAACTCCAAAATCACCATCACCATATATTTTATTATTCCATAAATATTGTTCGTTTTTTGTTAAGTCATTGTATTCAATATCTTCAATAACTTTTCCAAACGTTATTGCATCCTCATTAAACTTTAATTCTAATTTAGGAAAATTTAAATCATTTCTTTGACAAATAAAAAATACCCGTTCACGTTTTTGAGGTACGCCCATTGATGCAGCATTAAGTAAAAATAATTGAACTTTATATCCTGCTTTTTCAAATTCGTCTTTTACTCGTTTTACATAAGTCTTTGCATTGCCTTGTAACATTCCTTTAACGTTTTCAGCAATAACAACTTTCGGCTGTAATTTTTTTGCAAGTTTTATATAATCAAAAAATAAGTCGTCTAATCTTTGCTTTGCTTGTCCCTCACGAAATACCTTTTCTTTTCCCCAATCTTTTTCCCTGTTACCGGCCATTGAAAAACTTGAGCAAGGTGGTGAACCGTCTAAAATATCAAGGTTGTATAAATCTTCAGGAAATTCAGTTTTATTTGCAAATTCTCGTATATCCTCAACAAATAAATATTTTGGATCGTGGTTTGTTTTATATACATCAGCAACTTGAGGGTCTATTTCAACACCTCCTAAATGTTCAAAGCCTGCTAACTTATAACCCATTGTAGAACCTCCACCACAAATAAAAGTGCCAAATACTTTTAATCCGTTTTTTTGCGGGTATCCGTCTTTTAAATACCACTTATAATTAAATCTGTGCTTACTCATTACCTAATAATTTCCAGATTGCTTGTTCAGGGGTTGCCGCTATTTCAGATAATTGTTGTTTAACAGTCCAGTATTCTGTTTCAGTAAAGTTTAATTTAATAGTCATTGTTTCATCTAAACTATCAATGTCAATTTCTTCGTTTTTTTCTGAGTAATCTACATTGTTAAAGTTAGGAATATCCAATCCCCAGTCGTCTAACTTTTCAGCGTCCCATTCATTTGCTAAACTATCCCAGTCCCATTCACCAAAACCTACATTGTCTTTAATTAAGAATTCGTTTTTTTGTTCCTCCGTCCATTCGTCTGCTATTATAATCGGTATTTCTTTTAATCCTATCTCTTTACAGGCTTTTAAACGCATATTACCACCTAAGACAACGTATTTATTATCTACGTCTGTAAAAACGACTAACGGGCGTTTATTTAGCATATCAGGGAACTCCTGAATAGACTTAACTAACTTTTGGAATTTTCCGTCTTTTATTATTCTTGGGTTCTTTGGGTTCGGCTTTACGTCCGTTATCTTTACTAATTTCATTTTAGTTTGGGTTATAGTTATAATCTCTAAATTCTTCTTTTGTTACTGCGTGTATTTCTAAAGAGTAAATTTTATAGTCTATAAAAACACAATAATTTATTTCAGCTACTTTCATTATTAATCTTAAAGAATTCCATTCGTGTTTATGTTTGTTTGGATTCATAAATACGATGTAATAATCCGAAGTTAAAAATGTTGTCACTTTCTTATTTGTTCGAGTTTACGTTGCGCCCATTCTACTCCTGCGTCTCCACCCCATGCTAACCACATTAAACGTCCGCACCCATCTCCAAGTTCTTTATCTGAGTTTTGTCTATGTCTTTCAAAGGCTGCCATTCGCGCTATTGTTTCTTCGCTTATAGGTTCACCATTTGCTAATTGATTTGCTCTTTGTTTTCCTACTGGCGTTCCACAATCTCCCCAACCATTTTCTTCTGCATATCTTAACGCTATCTTTGCGTTTTCAGTTGCTTGTTTAGGGTAGTCCGTGTAACTTTCTAAATTAACTTTACTTAGGTTTTCTTCGTAGCTTGTTGAACAAATGGCTAAACGTTGATCCGTGTTTTCATATTCACTAACCATTTTTTCGTTTGACATACAACGTTGAATGAAGTCTTTTTTTTCTTCGCCTGAGTTAGGAGTTGGAATCGGCATTTTGTTCGTCTTTATATTGATTGTAAACTTTTCTTAAATCTGCTATCCTTTCAGCTACGCAACTTGGACAGCTTGTTAGTTCGTTTCGAACCTGAAAAACTCGTGAATGTATTTTGAATAATTCTACTTGTTCAATCGGTGTTACTCGATCCGTGTTTTTGTTAAACCATTCATTGAGGTAACTAAATTCGTTTTCTTCTAAACACAACGCTTTCCGATATGGAAACAGCTCGTTTAACTTTTGCTTACGTTCATCACATTTGCAGTCTTCACCTAATAACCATTTCGCTACCTTTGAAATTCCAGTTACTTCTAAAACCTTTTCAACTGTGTCTCCTAAACCTTCGCTTTGTGCTGCTAATATTTCAGCTTTCGTTCGTCTTTTTCTTGCCATTTTATTTTATATTAATTCGTAATCTTTATTCACGTAGTCTAAATAATCTTCTCCTACGTTTTCTTTTAAACGTTCTTTGCAGTTTTTTATAGTACAAAAGATTGAACGCAGACTAATTGTAGTTCCTTTTTGAAGGTCTCGCATGGTCATGTTTTTATCTCGGTATAAATCAAACAACATTTTATCGTACCACTCCCAACGTTTAGTTTCTTCATTTACCTTTTTAAGCAGTTCTCCAAAGGCTTCGTGTTCTTCTAAGGTATCTATTTGCTCCAATGTTAAAACATCGCTTAAATCAACTTTTATAATTCTGCTCTTTTGTCTGTAAAAATCAACAAATAAAGAACGCAAAGTTAAGTAAACATAATAACGATTAACTTCTCCAAATTTATTTATAACCTGCTGCTCTTTGTTTTTAGTTAAAAATCTAATATACATTTCTTGAACTAAATCCTCTGAGTAAAAATCTTCTCCAAAACTTTTAATCGTCTTTACGTATTCTTTATGGTGCTTTGCTACTTTTTCAATCCAATTCATAAGTAAATCTCTAAAACCCACCATAAAAAGAAAAAGCCTATAACACCGCTTTTTTTATAAGCAATGCCAAAGGCTATTTCATTTGTTTTTTTTAGTTTCACGCAACTAAGTTATACAATTTTCTTTTATAATTCATTAAACGTCCTAAAGCTCGTGCGCAAGTATCTAAACGGTTATTGTATTTATTTGCTAATTCGTGTAAATAACCTTTCTTTAACTGCATGATAAAATCTGAGTGCATTCTCATTCGTGTTTGCATTCCTAAAATCATATCGTTAACTTCTTCAATACGCTCTAATACTTGCTCTTTGTCTAACTCAGCTCCAGTTCCTGAGCATGACATACACTCGTATTCTATAACATCTTGTTCATAGGGTATATGGGTATCGTTAACGTCAATTGTTACTTGTCCCCATCCGTTACATTCCTGGCAATCTTTTACTAATCCTTTCATAATTCGTGTTTTTAATTGTTAATTGTTTTACAAATATACTAATTAATATAATACAACAAACAAAAAAGCGGAATTTTTTACGTTCCGCCTTAAATTATTTACTAAAGAATTCTCCTAACTTCTCTATTGACTTACTGGATAGGGTTTTTCCATTCATTAATTTATGCAAGTTAGGTTGTCTTATTCCTGAAAGTTTTGAAAAAGCGTTTAAACTTAATTCGTGTTTTTGTATATAATGCCGAATCATTAACCTCGTCAATTCATTTGCTTCGCTTAATACTCTTGCCTGCTCCTTCATATTCCTTTTAAAAAGTCATCAAAATCTTTGTTGCCATAGTTAGGTTTACCACCTTGCGTTTCGTCTTTTGGTTTGAAGTCATTAACGAATATTTTAAAATCAGGCTGTTTTTCGTCTTTCTTGTAGTTATTAACCCACATTGAGTATTTAACACCATTGATTGTAAAGTTAATCACTTCGCCTTTTGCCGTTTGCTTTTTCCAAGCTCCCGTACTCCATTTTTTGTCTTCCATTACTTAATATATTTTATTGGGTTTATACTTTGAAGCCATTGCTTTAAGACTTCTAATTTACTTTTTACGCTTGTTTTACTCATTTCTTTTGAATATAAAGGTTTTTAAATCGTGTTTCTGTACAACAGAATTCTGTTATCGTGTTTCTGTCGCTTTGTCTTATTACTTCATACCAAAGTTTTCCGCGTTGGATATCTTTGATTTGCACTAATTGGTCTTCTCTTGTTGAGTTAATATAGTAACCCATAATTTTTAATTCGTTTTTCATTATTGAAATTTTAATAGTTTATAATTCATTTTAAGTTTTTCTTTCCATATTTCCGATTCGCTTTTATACGCTTCGCAAATAGCTTTAAACTTTCCGTAAGTAGAATTTTTTGAATAAATAATCTTTTTAGCTTTTATTTCTCCGATTCCTTTTACCCCTTTGATATTGTCGCTTGTATCTCCAACTAAAAGCAATTCACAAAGTAAATTTTCACAATCAGTTTTAGTCATATATTTAAAACCTTTACGAACCTTATACTCTTCTCCATTATTATCGTATTTTTTTTCTTGATAATAATCAAAATGTAAGCCTTGAATTTGTTTTAAATCTTTATCAATTGAACAAATAATATAATCTTCTACGTTTAATAACTGTGCGTTGTAATAAATTAAGTCATCAGCTTCATAAACATCGTGAGCAAAGGAATTTTCTAAGAATTGAAGCATATAATTACGTAGTTCATTTACCCATTTATTACGTGTTTTTCTATTAGCTTTATACAAATGATATATTTCTTTTCTAAAATTGTTTTTACACTTAGTAAAGAAAAACATTGTTTTTTCTATTGTAAAATGTTCTTCAATTTCGTTTAGAATGTCAAATGTTATTTTTTCAAACCTATCGTAAGCACGTTGAAGTATCTCCATTTCTATTTCAAACCTTAATCGACCTTGTTCAATCATTTCACGAATTTCAGAAAACGTAATTACTTTATAAACGGATTGATAAAGAAGGCTATCAGCATCAAATAAAATTACTTTTGAACTCATACTAACAACAATGATTTCTTTTGAACTTCATTTAAATCGAACTTTGATTGTAGTTCTTCGGCAGTAAATTCACCTGCTCTAATTGCTTCAATAGCTTTTAAAAAGCGTTCACCTTCAATCTTAGGTTTCTTTTCCGTGTTTACGGGTTTTACTTGTTCCCCTCCAGCGTCCGTGTCTTTGTCGGTTACAATTCCTAAAATAGAACTTAAAGCATAACGTCTTAAATAAGTAATTGCAGAACCCAGCACTTGAAAATCATTCATTCCTTTTAATTGTACTCCTTGCGGAATATCTGTTTTGCTTTCGATACTTTCTCCACTTTCAAAGTGAAATAATACGGTTACTATTTGTTGACCGTTAATTAGTTGAGTAAATCCTAATCCGTGTTTTTGCAATAACGGGTTAATCACTTCAAAGATTTTAGGCAAGTCGGCATATGAATACCCATAGCCTTGCGTTCCTTTGTGAATTACTGGCACTTCTTGTTGGAAGTCTGCCAATGCTTTAAATAAATGTTTCATAAAATATAATTTAATTGTTTAACGTGTACAAATATACTAAAAAGAATAATATAAAAGCTAAAAAAGAAAAGAATTTATAAAAATTTCTTTAATCCTTCTGCGCATCGTTGAATTGAATTAGCACGTTCCTGAAGGCTTTTAATTTGTTCTTGGATAGTTTCAGTACAATCGCTTGTAAAATAGCCGTGTGACGTAGCTATTAACGGAATAATGCCGTTTGTACGAATATAGTTTACCATTTTACGCAATCTCGGACCAGTCATTTTAGTTTTATAACCTTTCGTGTTTAGGTATTCGTTCATTCGGGTTACTATTAACTCCGACTTTATTGGGTTTTCCTTTTTGTAGTTTCGAAATCCGTGAACTACTACGGGTAAAATCTCCATTTCTTCGCTTGTGAGTTCGTGTGTAAACTCTTCAAAATTAGTTACGCTCATTTCTTGAAAGTTTGTTCGTAATACATTTCGCCAGTTAACCAATATTCGTAATTCGTGTCACCTTTGCTTTTTTTCAATTTATTTCCGTGCGCTTCGATTATTTGTTGCTTTTCAAGTTCTAAAAACTTGTGAAAGTTATTTACAAACTCTCTGCCTTGTTGCGTATAAATGTCAAATAAAGACGGGTGCAACTTTTCTAATTCGCTAAATACTTCTTGTAATGCTGTTTTCATAATTTAAGTTTTAATTGTTGGTTCAAATATAGTTATTCTTTTTAATATAGCTCTAATTGTTTAATCTTTTTTTTATAGATGTTAATTATTTCTTTGAGTTCATCCTTTGTAAACTTCCGTGTTTCCTTAGCTTCCAGTTCCAAAAGTGTTAATTGTTCTTCTCCTACCTTGTTAATTAATCCTTTGCGATATTCGATTAGATTACCTGAAAGATAGGTGTTACAATGTTCGCATTGAAGATGTACATTCAGTTCATTAAAACGAACGTTCCAATGATTGTTAGCATTATAATAGTGACCTGCGTTTTCTTTTAATGGTTTCTTTTGGCACGATATACAAAGTTGACCTTTATCTCGTAATCTGATATATTTATTAAAAATTATTTGTGTGGCTTTAATTAGTTCCTGAACTGTTTCGA